AGACTCGACGACACTAATCAACTTGTATAAGACAGCAGAAAAGGCTATCGCCGGAGACCCTTCACTCGAACGCTTCGGAGCGTTTATTTGGGAGGCCCCGGCTAACGCACCAATCACAGACCCGGCCGCAATCATGGCAGCTAACCCGGCCGTTGCCTGTGGACGTGTTGACATCGACCTAGTCTTGTCCGACATTCAGACACAGCCAGAACACGAGGTTCGACGCTACACCCTGAACCAGTTCATAACCGGAACTTCGTCGTCTTGGCTACCGAACAACTTGTTCAGAGCTTGCTCCGGCACCGGGGTTACAAACCTAAACGGAGCGGTCTTCGCCGTCGACATCGCACCGAACTGGACTTCGGCCGTAATCGCAATCGCAAACACCAACGGCGACATTCAGGAAACGGAACTTGTCGCGTCTTACAACAACCCGACCGAGGACCTACTGTTCGAGGAACTGAAACGACTGGCCACACAATACGGAGCGCGAGCCATCACGCTAGACGATAAGGTCCTAAGCAATCTTGGCAAGAGACTCAAACAAGCTGCTCTACCGGTCTGGCAACTATGGGGCAAAGAAGTCTCAGCTTCACACTCAGCCGTTTACGCTATGTTCTCGCAAGGACTTGTCAAGCACAATAACGACCCGCTGCTCGTCGCTCAGATGGGCAACGGCGTAACGAAATACACCGGCGAGACTTGGCTCATTAGTCGCAAAGAATCACGCGGAGAGATAGACGCGCTCATGGCAACGGTCATGGCTCTTTATGTTTCAAGTCGTTCGCAACACGCCGGCGTTCAAGTGTTCTAAAAAAACTATTAGTATGCTAGACGCATGGCTTCATTATGGAAACGCATAACCGGAACGACCGAAAAGCGAGCGGTTCAACCGACTATTCCGACGCGCTCGGCTACCGTCGTCAACACCGACACCGCGCTCTCACTAACAGCCGTCTACCGAGCTTGTCAGATTATCGCCACCCCAATCTCGAAAATGACCGTCGAGACTTACCGCTATGCCACCGGAGTCGGCGACCTAAAAATCGAAAACCCGCTCCTAGTAAACAAGCCATCACTTTACGACAGCCGCCGCGACTTCTTCTTTCAGACCGTAGTCTCACTAGCCACCGACGGAAACGCGTTCTGGCACAAGGAGTTCGACAGCCGCGGCAACGTCAACAACCTCACTATCTTGCCGGCCTCATCGGTTTCAGTTACTTGGAACGAAACGAAGACCGCTAAGATTTACGACTACGCCGGAACTAACATCACCGGCCGAGTAGAACACCTCAAACTATTCTCAAAGGTTGGAGACCTCCGCGGACTCTCACCAATCGCAGCTTGCTACAAGGACATCGCAGCAGCTCTAGACCTACGCGACTACGCAGCCAACTGGTTCAGCGCAGCCGGAGTGCCGACCGGAATCATCAAGTCCAACCGAATCATCACCAAAGATGAAGCGGCAGCCATGACAGCCAACTGGCACAACAAGCAGCAGAACCGACAGACCGCAGTCTTAGGTTCAGGCGACTCGTATGAAATCGTTCAGCTCTCACCAAAAGACGCGCTATTCACAGAGGTTCAGACACAGGCAGTTCAGGCCGTCGCTCGTCTTATGGGAATCCCGGCTCGTCTGTTGCTCACCTCAACACCGGGCGGCTCAGACACCTACTCGAACCTCATTGACGAGCAATCCACGTTCTATCGCCACACGCTCACAAACTACACAGACGCAATCTCCGACGCACTAAGCAACTGTCTACCGCGCGGAACTCGCGTCGAGTTCAACTTCGAGTCACTATTCAAAGCCGACATCGCAGAGCGTTACAGTTACTACAAGGTCGGAATCGACGGCGGTTGGCTAACCGTTGACGAAGTAAGAACCAAGGAAGGACTGTAATGTCAGAAATCGAAACTCGCTCTTTCGAGGTTCGCCTAGCGGACACCGAAGAACGAACCATCACCGGACTAGCCGTTCCCTACGGACAGGAAGCCAACATCGGCGGCCAGTATAAGGAACGCTTCGAGCCGGGAGCAATCGACAGCGTCGAAGACGTGAAGTTGTTCTACGCTCACGAAGAGCCAATCGGCAAGGTCGTCTCAGGACGAGACACCGACGGCGGCTACGAAATCACCGCTAAAATCTCACAGACACCACGAGGCGAAGAGGTCCTAACGCTTATGCGCGACGGAGTTCTAAACAAGTTTTCGGTTGGCTTCGTGCCGGTCGAAGACCGTTGGAGTGACAATAACTCTACGGTAACGCGCACCAAGGTAGACCTCAAAGAAGTCTCCGTTGTTGCGTTCCCTGCCTTCACCGGCGCAACCATTAGCGAAGTTCGCAACGAGGTCGAAATCATCGACGAACCGGGCGAGCCTCAAGAAGAAGAAAGTTCAACTATGTCAGAAAACATTGAACTGGACGTTCGCACCGCACTAGACGAGGTCGCAGAATTGCGCCGCGACCTAGAGGCAGTTAAGACCGTTCAGACTGTAACCCCATCAGTTCCACAGTTCCGCTCACAGGGCGAGTTCGCAAAGGCTCTAGTAGCCGGCGACGAAGACGCTAAGATGTTGGCACGAACCGCGTCGACCTCAGCAGACACCTACGCTGCTCCGGGCTTCATCGGTTTCATCAACAACCTAGTAAACGCTAACCGTCCATCTTGGAACGTCTGGTCAACCGCTGCGCTACCTGCTAACGGCATGACCGTAGAGTATGCCACCGTCTCAGCTAACACCATCGCAGTCGGCGAGCAGGACCCTGAGAACGAGGCCCTATCATTCGGCAACCTCTCAATCGACAGCGTCTCGGCTAACGTCAAGACCTACGGCGGTTACACCACCATGTCACGCCAGACCGTAGAACGCTCAAGCGTCAACTACCTTGACACCGCGTTTCAGGCTTTGGCAATCGCTTACTCGAACGCAACCAACACCGCAGCCAAGGCAGCAATCGCAGCTCTTGACTTCACCGGTAAGGTTATGGACCTAGACGGCGGAACCGCTGCTTCGGTTATCGAAGGTCTAATCGACGGCATTAAATACATCAAGAGCAACTCAGGCCTAAACGCAGAGTTCATTCTTTGCTCGGCAGACAGCTACAAGTATTTCATGAAGATTGCCGACTCAGCCGGCCGTCCAATCGTTGACATCAACCGCGACGGACAGAACACCTTCGCAACCGCTAACAACGACCTAACCGGTTCAATCTGGGGCTTGCCTGTTGTTGTCGACCCATCACTAGGCACCGGACTTGCTTACCTTGCTAACAGCAACGCACTACGCGTTCTCGAAGCACCGGGCGCACCTGTCCGACTAACCGATGGCGACGTAACCACCTTGACCGACTCAATCTCGGTTTACGGTTACGCAGCAATCACCGTTCCGTTTGCTTCGGCAATCGTCAAGCTAGACATCACCGCTTAGTAGACGAATCATGTCTGTTACGTTGGAAGAGTTCCAAGCCTATGTTGGCACCGATGAGACTGAGTTCCCTACGGAATGTCTCACCGCCGGCTTGGCTTTGGTCGAAAACTACATTGGTTCGGTCACAACCGTTCCTGCCGCAGTCAAAGACCAGTCGACCCTAATCGTGTCGTCGGAACTCTTTCACCGTCGCAGCGCACCCAACGGAGTGGCACAGTTTGCGTCATTCGATGGCAACCCGGTAAGAGTTGCTAAAGACCCGCTAAACGCCGTCTATCCTTTATTGCTCCGTTACCTAGGGGCAGCCGTCTAATGACTAACGAGATTACTCTTTCAAAGGTCGAACTAAAACTCGACCTAGAAGCGGCAGGGCTAAAAGTATCGGACTACGTTCCGGAACGAATCACCCCCCCGATTGTAATCATCAACGCGAGAAGTCCTTATTTGGCAGTCTCCGACTTGTCAAACGAGTATTACCTAAACGTCGAACTTGTCCTAATCGCGGCCACCGCCACGAATAAGCAGTCGACGGAAAAGCTAGACGAACTACTCGCCGATGTCGTAAACGCCTTGCCGGCTTACGCTCGTATGTTGCCAACCGGCGCACCTTACAACCTACAAACTAACGGAGCCGAATACCTTGCCGTAAACGTTCCGTTAGAACTTGAAATAACAATCTAAGAAAGGGCAGCTCATGGCCGCTTCAACCCGCGTTAAGGCGCAAAACATTCTCTTCAAGATTGGCTCGACCGACTACGCGTGTGACGCTACCATGGTCGAGCTAACCCTAAACGACGCTCCGGGCGACGTTCAAACATTCTGCGAATACCGCGTAGGCGGCGAGTGGAAGCTAACTCTAGAGGGCATTACCTCCGGCGACAGCGACTCTCTATACCAGATTCTTTGGGCCAACTTCGGAACCAAGGTCGCCTTCACCGTCGCTCCTAACGGCAACGCGTCACCATCAGCGGACGCACCGCACTACAAGGGAACCGTCGTATTCGACCAGTTGCCACCTCTATCGCTAACCTCTAACGAGACCGTCAAGTTCTCAGTAGAGCTAACCGTAGACAACGCAGTTCACACCCCTGCTTCACACATTTACTACGGCGTCGAAATCGACACCACCGCTTAGTAATGTCCAACGCGTCCGGCATTAAAGTCAAGGGCTATAAGGCAGGTATCAAAGCACTTCAAGCAATCGGGGTTCCCGACTCGGAAATCAAAGCCGCAGGAACCGCAGCAGGAGAGCTAGTAGCAGCCGAAGCCCGGACTTTAGTGCCGGTTCGCACAGGCGCACTTAGAGAAACTATTCGTGTATCTAAGGCGTTAAACAAAGTATCTATAAGCGCAGGTAACGGCGGCAAAGTGCCTTATGCGAACCCTATACATTGGGGTTGGTTTAAGCGTCACATTCGCCCGAACCCATTCTTTGCTAAGGCTCTCGGCGTTACACGCACCGAAGTCTTCAACAACTATTACGCGCAGATAGATAAACTAATAGCGAAACATTCAACCACCGGCACAGAGGATTAGAACATGGCAACAAACACAATCATCGACATTCTTACGATGGACGAAATCGAACAGTTGAACCTATTGACTGGCCGTTCATTCGAGGAAGTATTCGAAAAGGGTCTCGGACTCGGCAAGGCCACTAAGGCTCTTTGTTGGATTCTTGACAAGCGCAACAACCCGGAATCAAAACTGGAGACGTTCGGCAACATGAACATCCACCAGATTAACACGTTTCTGGAGGGTTTCATTGGAGACCCAAAAGGTCTAACGACCTAATAGAGAGAATGGTTTATTTCTGTTTAGCGACAGGAATGGACCCGGAGCAGTATAGGAAACTAACAGTCGCAGAGTATACAAAGTTCTGCGAAGTGCTAGAGGAGAGGAACGGTTAGCCATGTCGCTAGTCTTGAACGTCGAAATCCTTGGCGAGTTTAGAAACCTTACTAAAGCTACTCAGGGTTCACAGTCCGAACTATCTAAGTTGAACAAGAAGATTACAGGATTTTCCAGTTCAGCAAAGAAAGCTTTTGCCTCAATCGGGGTTGGCCTGTCCTTCGCGTTCATTACGCGTGAACTAACCGAAGCGACTAAGGCAGCCGTTGAAGATTCTAAAGCTCAGGCAATCCTAGCCAAGCAGCTAGAGAACACGACTGGAGCGAACAAGGAGCAAATCGCTTCAGTAGAGTCTTCGATAAAAAAGTGGCAAACACAGTTCGGCGTGTTGGACGACCAACTTCGTCCGGCGTATGCCACCTTAATCCGCTCGACCGGAGACGTGACTTCGGCTAACAGACTTATGGCTATCGCGCTAGACGCTTCGGCTGCCACTGGCAAATCTTTAGAGACTGTCTCTCTAGCTATGGGCAAAGCAATCAACGGGTCTGAAACGTCACTTATCAAACTCATGCCATCTCTAAAGGGTTCGAAGGACATGATTAACGACCTTGCCGCAGCGACGGCGGGAGCAGCTCAGACCGCGGCAGACACCGACCCATATATGAGAATGACGGCAATCTTCGCAGACCTACAAGAAAAGGTTGGAGCGGCGTTGCTTCCGGCCCTTGGAAAGTTGTCGACTTGGTTGGCTTCACCCGGCGGAACCAAAGCTCTAGAAATGATTTCGGACGCAATCGTAAATATCCTTGAAGACGGAATCGCAGTAGCTAAATGGGCCGTCGCAAACAAGAACTGGCTTGTTCCATTGGCTACCGGTATCGGAGTAGTGACAACCGCTTGGAAGGTAGCTACAACAGCGGCACAAGCCTACGCAGCAATCGCAGGTATCGCCGCAGCAGCCGGCGCAGCAGGAGGCGCGGGCGGGCTACTAAAGAAGATTCCTATTGGAGTCGGAGTTGGTCTCGGAGCAGCCGGAACAGTCGCCGGTATCCTATCCCTTAAGGGAGACTCATCACCGGGCGGAACAGGCGGAGGAGTTCCCGACCCTGTCCGTTCGCCACAGTCTTACGCTGCTTATCAGGCACAGTTAGCAAAGGCTCCCGGAGTAGGAACCAACCTACTAAACACAAGCAAGACCGCTTCAGGCGTCACCGTAAACGTTACTCAGGCAGTCACCGCTAAAACAATCATTGACACCGTTTCGGCTTACCAGAAATCGACCGGCACGACCTTGGCTCAGGCTCTCCGCTAATGACTACAATCGCCAACTTTGACATCGCGCAACATCTAAAGGTTGAAATGTTTCTGCCTCTAGAGGCCGACAACTTGTTCATTATTGGCGTGTCTCAAATCGGCGGCGACGACGTTCTAGGCTCATCGACTAGCTTCATCATAGGCACAAGCTTGATTGGTTCAACGGACGTGCTATCCGATAACTTGCTACCGGGTTTCGCATGGCAGGAATACGAAGCGTCTACTGTTCAAGCTCAGATTGAACTAGGCGGCACCATTCAGAACAGTCTCTACTATCAGCCGGAGCCGGGCGCGGCAACCATAACATTCCAAGGGTTCGACCTAGACCCTAGCGTCAACAAGTCAATCAGACCCGGAGCAAGAATCCGCGTTCGACTTGTTGCTCCCGGCGTAGAGTCCTACCTATTTAATGGCTTCATCGACTCCATCGACGTCACCTACGGTTCAGCCGGCAATAACTGGAACACGATTCGAGTTCGAGCCTACGACTCTCACAAGCGTCTAATGAACTCTCGTGTCGCCGAATACGACACGACTGGATTCCATGGGGGCAGTCACGCCACACCGTTGGAAGCAATTACCACAGCGGTCGAGGCTGCCGGGTTTGAAATGTCTGCCAGTTCGCAAGTTCTAAATCACAAGCTGCCGACAGAATCACAAACAGACATCATCATTGGACCTAAGATTCTTGACGCAATCAAGACCGGATTAGGCGTATTTTGGTTGGACGCAGAAACGCAAGAAGTTATTGTTATTGACCGCCCGGCGATTATCACAACACCACCGGACGGAACCTACACAGTCGGAAACAACCATGGGGAACCGAACCACCTATGTCTGTCCGATATTAGCGTCCGAGCAGATAACGACGTCACTTTCAACTCGCTTCGTGTAGCTAACAGCAACGACCCGGAGGAATATGTCGTCAAGATTGACCAAGACAACATCGACCTTTATGGAATCTTTGCGCTAGACGTCGAAATCAACACAACCCCGGACGGCCAACTCGTTAAGTGGGCCGAGGAAGTCTTCGCGCAGAACCCTACCAAGCTAGTCAATCAGGTTTCAACACCTGCCGTTGACCGAACTGGAACACTTACCGGGGCAGCGTTTCTAACCCCGGGAACGCCGCTCGGCGTGAAATACACCAAGTCGCCGTTGCTTATAGACGACTATTACACGATTACAAAAATAAGTCATTCAATCGACGTGAACAACTGGTCGACTACTATGGAACTATGGAAAGAGTTTTAAATCATGGCTAGAAAAACATTCTTGAACGGTTATCCACTACCGGCAAGCGACTTGAACACCTACCTTATGGACCAGACTGTTCAGACTTACGCGGACGCGACTGCTCGCACCGCAGCACTCGCGACCCCTACCGAGGGGCAGATGAGTTACCTTGCCGACACTAACACCGCTTACGTGTATGACGGTTCTAGTTGGAACGCGGTTGTTGACGCTAAGAACTACGGGGCTACGCTGCCTAATGGCGCAGCCGGTCGCAACAAGGTAATCAACGGCGACTTTGAAATCAACCAAAGACAGTTCACCTCTCGCACCGACTCTACTCATGGGCATGACCGTTGGTTCTTTAACACTTCGGGCGCAACTGGAACTTATAGCACTCAAGCGTTCACCCCGGGAACCGCGCCAGTATCAGGCTACGAGTCAACTAACTTCGCTCGTCTTGCCGTCACCACCGGCAACGACTATGCCGCACTTCGACAGAACATTGAAGATGTTCGAACCTTTGCCGGTCAGACTGTTACTTTGTCATTTTGGGCTAAGGGAACTAACCCGACTACCGAGGGCGGTCTTTACGCTTATTCTTCGCAGACTTTCGGTTCAGGCGGTTCGGCTACTGTAACGACGACTACTTCAAAGTTTGTTTTGACGGCTAACTGGACTCGCTATTCGTTGACTTTCAGCGTTCCAAGTATTGCGGGAAAGACTATTGGCGCAGGTTCTCACATTTCTGTCGCTATCGGTCAGGCTCTTTCAGCGTCGACAGAGTCTTGGACTCTTGACCTTTGGGGGGTTCAGTTGGAAGCCGGTTCGGTTGCGACACCTTTCGCTACGGCTACAGGAACTAAGCAGGGCGAACTAGCAGCGTGTCAGCGTTACTACTGGCGTTCCATTTCAGGAAGCGACGGAGTTACTCTTGGCGCACTTGGCGCGGCTAGCAGCACCACTAACGTGGTAATGACTTTTACGCCTCCAGTAAGCATGAGAAGCGCAGTCAACGGAATCGACTATTCTCTAGCAGGTTGGACTGACTATGTCACTAGCGGTTTGGCTTCGGCTCTAACAATTGTGTCAAGTCAACCAAACGCAATCAAGGTGAACTTCACAACTACCGGCGTAACGCAATACCGACCTTATCTAGCACAGCAGTATGGTGCTGGTTCTGGTTATGTTGGCTTTGGCGCAGAACTACTTTAGGAGAGAAAAATGACTTACGAAGAAATTACAGACGCAGACGGCAACAAGCACATTATTGTCGACCTTGGCGAGGGCGCGTTTAAGTCGTTCCCTGCCGACCCGGAGAACCCGGAATACGCCGCTTGGCTAGAGTCACAAGAATCAGCACCAAAGGCTAAGTAATGACCACCGACCGACCAACACAATCCGACTTGCTAATGCGTATCGTCGAGGACATAGCTGAGATTAAAGCGACTGTCAAGAACTACGCAGAGTTGGAACGACGAGTTCGCAAAATCGAGGGTTATGCCATGTTGCTCGGACTACTAACCGCAGCCATGACAGCGACCATTATCGCTCTCATTAACAAAGCAATCGGAGGCTAAAGTGACCGTTTATCACGAACCTATTAAAGGCGCAGGGGCAGAACGCCGCGACGAACTAGGTAACACAGCACCGTATCGCAAGCACCCGCACCGGGGCAGCGACTGGGGTTTCACAACCGGTTCAGCCGGAAAGCCTATCTACGCAATCACTAGCGCGACAGTCGTCAAGAACTACTACGACGAAGCACTCGGTTGGACTATCATCACCAAGAACGGCGGCGACGCCAACTTCATCGAATACAACCACATGGCAGAGCAGTCACCTCTAGCTCGCGGAACTCGTATCGTTGGCGGGGAAACCGTCATCGGTAAGATTGGTTGCTCCGGGACGGCACTAAGCGCGTCAGGTGCTAACCACCTCCACGCCTCATGCGCTCCGGCTCCGGTGCCTCACGCAGCGAGCGCGGCTATCCTAAAGGACTTGTTCAAGCTCATCGGAGACCTACCTAAGCCTGTAAAGGCAGCAGCGAAACCGGCAGCAAAGAAAGCACCGGCAAAGAAGTGAAGTTCCTACGCCGTATCCCTAAGCGAGCCAAGCGCGTCGCAGCGTTCACTCTAGGCGCGGGAATCGCGTTCCTAGGTGCCGGCAACGTTTATGGTTACAGCGCGTTAGAATCGGCTGCGTTCGGCGCGACCGGGTCAATCCTTGGCTTGGCTATGGCTCTATCGTTCAACTATGCGGGCAAAGGTCAGGTCGACGAAAAGGATTTCGACGCCGCCATGTCCGAAGCAATCTCTAGCGTGTCGAGTAAGACCAAGAAAGACAAAGAGTCCTAGGTTCGTTATAGTGTAATCACCATGATTACACAGACAACAGGGGCGACCCTTATCGGCACTTTCGCACCGGACTCGGACGAGTGGCATAACGCTCGCAAGGGAATCACCGGTTCAGACATCGGGGCTATTCTCGGCGTCTCACCTTTCAAGTCGACTTATACCCTTTGGGCTGAGAAGCGCGGCTTGGTCTCCGACCGAATCGAACCCTCAATCGCTATGCGAATGGGAACACTATTCGAGCCGGCTATTAGGCAACTGTTCGCGGAGCAACACCCGGACATTGAAGTCTTCGAAACTGGCACTTGGCAGAGTGATTCACAATCGACTTGGAAAGCCAACCCGGACGCTATCATGCGCGACAAAGATGGCAATCTTGGGATTGTCGAAATCAAACATACGTCGCAGTATTGGCCGGAGCTACCACGAACCTATTCTGAACAAGTTCACTGGTATCTGTCGATTCTAGAACTGGACTTTGCTATCGTCGCAGCGGTCACAGGAGGCCGCTACACCGAATTTACGGTCGAGTATGACGAACTACACGCCGAAAAAGTTTACGAGCGTGTTCACGCGTTTCAGCGTCTCGTCGACACAAACACCGAACCGGACTACGACGGCAGCACTTCGACCTATGAGACCGTCAGGACTCTCTCGCCCGGACTAACCGACGGAGAGACCGAACTCGGACACCTATGGGTCAACCTATCCAACGCCAAACAGCGTTACGACGAGGCAGACACCTTGTTCTCGTCATTCAAGACCGCCACCCTAGCGCAGATGAACGGCGTTAAGGTCGGAACGTATAACGGCGAACCTGTCGTATCGTTACAAGCACGAAACGGAAAACCGTTTCTAACCTTCAAGTAGAGAGTTAAACACAGATGGCTTACTTCAACTTAAACGAGTATCAGACCGTTCAGGAACGCGTCGAAATCTTTAGACAGCTACACCCGACCGGCCGAATTGTGAACGAGATTGTTCTCATCAACGAAAAAGAGGTTGTCATGAAATCGAGCGTTTATCTTGACATCGCAGACGCTAACCCGGTCGCCGTAGACTTCGCACAAGAGACCGTCGGAACTAAGGGCGTAAACTCTACCTCTTGGGTCGAGAACTGTTCCACGTCCGCGACAGGCCGCAGCCTCGCCCTATTAGCCGGTGGAATGTCACCAAAGGGCAAGAAGCCTAGCCGCGAGGAGATGACAAAGGTCGAGAACAACACACCAAAGGTTGAACGCGATTTTCTGAACGAGGCTCGCGCTCTAGTCGACGACGTAGCTGCGCTTAGAATCATCTACTCAGACGCTAAGAAAGCCAACGCGGACGTAAACGTCTTGAAGGCGATTGAAGGGTTTGCTGCTAAGGCTCAGGCCGTATAAGTTAAAAGGGGTTCACCCGACACAGAACGAGTGAACCCCGACGCCGTTATATGCGTCACCCTAACCACGACAAGGGCAAGACCTATTGTATAGGCTCCCGGAAAGAAAACACATGAGTTTAGAAGCCGTATCGGCGGTCTTGAAACACTCCAAAGCGAAGGGCGCAACGAAGCTAGTTTTGCTCGGAATCGCTTGGCACTATTCAGACGACGCAGAACAAGGGGCGTGGCCGTCACAGGACACCCTAGCGAAATACGCAAACACTTCAACAAGACAGGTGAGACGTGCGCTCGCCGAGTTAGTCGAGTTGGAGGAGTTGGAATACCGTTCGCACGATGGTCGAGGTTATCGCCCGGACCGTCGAACCTCTCGTTTCTTTATCCTTTTGGACTGTCCTAGCACCTGCGACGGCACTCTTGGACATAACGAGATAGCGGACATTTATGGTCGACCGATAGGACATTTAAGGTCAAACGACCGGACATTTATGGTCGAACGACCGGACACACACGTCCGCTTAAAAGTAATTAATAATTAAGTTAAACAACAAGAATCACTAGATAGGAAAAACAATGCCAGTTATCAAAGTAAACGGAACCGTTTCGAGCGTTACCGATTCGCAGTATCAGATTGTCAAGTTTTGGGAGAGCTACGACTTCAAGGGTCAGGAGCGACACCGTATCTGGACCGCTTGGTTTAGCAACAACTTGCCGGCCGGGATTCAAGAGGGCGATTGGATTGAACTCGAAGGAACTCTTTCGACTAAGGTCTCGACTTACACCCCGAAGGATTCGACCGAAGCTAAAGCAATCGTTGAACACTCACTAAACGAAGTTCATGTTGTTCAGCTAAAGCCGAAGCAGGTCACGAACTCGGCCCCGGTTGTCTCGGACGACACCCCGTTCTAATGCTCGAACTATTTATTGCCGGCGTTCCGCGTCCACAGGGGTCTAAAAACGCCTACAAGCGCGGAGCGCGGGTTGTAATGGTCGAAGCGAACAAACACTTACCCGAATGGCGTCAAGCCGTCTACGAAGCTCTCAGGGCTTCGGGAGCAAAGTTCGACGGAGCGGTTACAGTCATGGCCACGTTCTACCTGCCAAGACCAAAGACCAATAAACGCCTTTATGCGACGACCAAGCCAGACTTAGACAAGCTCATGCGAGCAATAGGCGATTGCCTAAGCAAAGCCGGCACCGTAATCGACGACAGCTATATCATCACTTGGAACGCTGCGAAAGCCTACGACGACGGAGTAACACCCGGCGTTCGACTCATCATCGAAGGTTGCGACACGCCGTAACTTGACATTCGGGGCGACGCCCCTAACAATAGAACTACCACGCAACACCACACACAGGAAGGCTCTAAAATGAACACTTACAAAATCACCTTCGAGTCAAACATCGGAATGTTCTCGCACTACTACGCCACCAAAGAGTTCAGCGCAAACACCGAAGCAGAAGCTAGAGACCAAGCAGAAGCATGGGCAGAGACCATGCCAGAGCGTGACAACGTGGCCATTGACCGCGTAACGGAGGTCGTAGCCTAATGAAATACCAAATCCGCGTAAATGGCGTGACAGTCGCCAAGTTCATGCTCCAATCAGACGCCGAGCTATTCGCCGACACCCTGCGCGACGTCACTCACTTCACCGTAATCGTCGAAACCACCAAAGCAATCATTTACAAGGCAGTTGCCTAATGAAGACCACCGCCGTCCTACTCGCCCTAACAGCCGCCTACATCGCTGTAGACACCCTACCCGCAGCACTAGCCAACACCATCGGCCTAGGCTTCATCATCGTCACACTAACCGCCCTAATCGCCGCAATCATCGCAATCGGAAAGGCAGCAAAATGAACATCGCACACGCACGACTAACCGACCCTATAACCTCACACGAAGCCGCCGCCCGCGTAGACCCGGACAAGCTCACACAAACACAAGAAATTATCGTCAAACTACTGGACGAGGGAATGACAGACGAAGAACTCGTAAACGCGTATCAGGCTTATTGCCGAATGTCAGGAATCAGCAACATCTCATCACCATCAGGAATCCGCTCACGCCGAAACGAGCTATACCGCGCTCGCCGAGTCGAAGCAATCGCCTACGGGAAGTCGACCTCTGGCCGACGTTCGATAGTCTGGCAAACCGTATGAGCCCAAAATGCGTACACGCAGACTGCCCACGAGTAGCCAAACGACACGCCCTAACCCTCTGCGAAGTACACTTCCGCGAACTAACCGTGCCAAAAGAAGAACGCTGGAAATACCGTCCAGCCAAAGCCACCAAACTCCCCGAATGGGAATGGATCAAGAAAGAACTCCACCTATGAGCACACCAATCGGCAACAACTTACAAGCACTATTCGACGACGTACGCGAAATCGCCTACAAACGCGGCCACCTACAAGCACGCTTAGACCTACGCAAACACTTCAACAAGACAGGTGAGACGTGCGCTCGCCGAGTTAGTCGAGTTGGAGGAGTTGGAATACCGTTCGCACGATGGTCGAGGTTATCGCCCGGACCGTCGAACCTCTCGTT